TCTTAAAAGATATAAAAAGGGTAGCGAACTGAGGACTCATTTAATTCTTAATCATATTATTATTCTTTATAATGTATTTGGTGAAGCCGCAACTCCTCTACTCCTCTATAAACTAGAGACTGAATATTGGTCTGCTATTAAAACATTTTTATTGTTCTTGGATAGATGGCCAATTGGTTTGTTAGATCATGTATCTATAGATATGGAAATTGATATTATCTTACAGGACTTATGAAAGAAGAAACATCTATATCTGCTGGAACCCCACCTACCAATTCTGTTGGTACTGGGGTTGAAACATCTTTGCCTCCTGCTTCAGAACCTCCTGGTATTCCTAGAGGGTCTAAGATTGTTAAAAGGAAACCAAAGAAGAAAATTTATGAAGCATCAATGGTCTATGCTTTCAAGGTAACGATTGCTGACCTTGGAGACATTGTTGTTTATGCTAAAAACGAAACTCAGGTACGAACCAAACTCAGAGAGTATCTTCGTAACACTGGAGGAATTATAAATATTCAAAGAATCTTTGCTACGGATGTGATTGATTTTTACACAACCAAAAGAGCAAAGGCAATGAAAAGATTACCAGATGTAGTACTAGAAATGAACGGCACTTCAATTCCTAACATGGCTCCTATGGATAATAATCCTCAGGCAGCAAAGCAAGATCAAGCAAAGAAAACTCAAGCAGCGAAGCAAGATGCTCAGAAAAGAGTTCAACTTGCTAAGCAGAACATGCAAAAGCAACTTCAGCAGAAGAAGATTGAGATGCAAAGAAATCTTCAGAATCAACAGAAAACTCTTCAGCAGAAGGCGAAAACAGGATCGTTAAATAGTCCAACTGCTTGAGGTGTTATGTTTGGACTCGGCAGAGACTTAGAAGTATTAGAAGCGAAGTTTCAAATATACGAAGATCTCTCCAAAGAGATGCTTGACAAACTAGAACGTGCAGTGGATAAGATCAGTGAGAGTAATCAAAACGTTGCTCTGATTTTAGAACGTCATGAAAATAGATTGGAACAGAATGATAAGAATGATAATATCATCATGGAACTAATTAAAGATGTAAAAGATCGTATTGAAAAGGTTGAAAACCGAGTAAATGATCTTGCTACATTCAGATGGATTAGTGTTGGTATTGGAACCGCAGCCGTGATCGTGATTGGATCTGCCAGTTTCTTTGGCAACCTCTTGACAGTCGGCAAAACTGGTGGTACAGTGGGAGGAGCGAATATCCACCAATCCAGATGAGTTACATCGATCTTGAGTATGTGAATCTGGTTTCATCCAGACTCGATAAGTTCTCACGCAAAAAAGAAAATCTATATAACTTTCGATGCCCCTATTGTGGAGACTCTCAGAAGAAGCAGTCTAAGACACGGGGGTATCTCTATCAGAAGAAGAATGAAATCCTATTCAAATGTCATAACTGTGGAGTCGGAAGGACTCTTGCAAACTTTCTTAAGGATAACGCAAACGATCTCTATGATGAATACATTCTAAAACGATATAAAGAGGGCCTCACTGGAAAGGCAACAAACACCCCCAACCCAAAACTAGAATTCGATAAACCGAAGTTTCAAAGTAACAAGAAAGGTGTGGTGCCAATTTCCATTCTCGATGAGGAACACCCCGCAAAAAAGTATTTGTTGGATCGAAAGATCCCCAAAGATAAACTAAGTAAACTTTACTACTGCCCCAAATATAAAGCGTGGGTAAATACTCAGAAAGATACATTCGATAACGTAGATAATGATCACAGTCGAATCATTATTCCACTCATCAGTGATGGCAAGTGGTTTGGGTTTCAAGGTCGATCCTTGACAAACAATACACAATTAAGGTATATTACTACCATCCTAGACGACTCCCATCCTAAGATCTATAATCTTGATGGAGTAGACTACACCAAAAATGTCTTTATTACTGAAGGTCCCATCGACAGTTTGTTCTTGACTAATGCTATTGCTATGGTAGGTGCAGATGTGGATTGGGAATTCGTCTCTAGCAAAACTAACTTCGTATTTGTTTATGATAACGAACCACGAAACCCTCAGATTGTTGCTAGGATGCAAAAGGTAATAGATAGAAAACTACCAATCGTCATCTTTCCCTCAGACATACATGAAAAGGATCTAAACGATATGGTACTGGCTGGACATGATGTTCAGCAAATAGTAGATGCAAACATCTACGACGGTTTAGAAGCACAACTTAAATTTAACATTTGGAAAAAAGTATGAGCAACGGCATCAAAGTAGAAAAGAGAAATGGTTCAATCGAAGCTATTGACATCGAGAAGATTCATGTCATGGTTGAACATGCTTGTGATGGATTGAGTGGTGTATCTGCTTCGCAAGTAGAAATGAACGCGAACATTCAGTTTTATGATGGTATCAAAACTTCCGAAATCCAAGAAATCTTGGTACGTTCAGCTAGCGACCTTATCTCTCTTGATAATCCAAATTATCAGTTTGTCGCTGCTCGTCTCCTTCTTTTCGGTTTACGCAAGCATGTCTTTGGACAGAATTGGAAAGTAGCATTCCCAAATATTCATGATCATCTTGTTGGTGGTGTTTCCCTAAGGATCTATGATGGTGATCTATTAGGAAAATATTCTATGGATGATTGGGATAAGATCGATTCTTTTATCGATCATGATCGTGACTTTTTGTTTACATATGCAGGTTTGAGGCAGGTTGTAGATAAATATCTGGTGCAGGATCGTAGCAATAATCGCATTTTTGAGACTCCTCAATACATGTATATGTTGATTGCTGCAACTCTGTTCGCAGATTATCCTGCTGAAACTCGGTTGTCTTATGTAAAGAGATACTACGATGCCACAAGCAAGCACAAGATCAACATCCCAACCCCAATCATGGCAGGTGTCAGAACACCCCTTCGCCAGTTTGCGTCTTGTGTTCTGGTTGATTCTGATGACACCTTGGATAGCATTTTTAGTAGTGATATGGCCATCGGTCGTTATGTTTCACAAAGGGCTGGAATCGGTATCAACGCAGGTCGAATCAGGGGTATCAACAGTAAGATCCGAGGTGGAGAAGTTACGCACACTGGCGTTGTTCCTTTCCTTAAAAAATTTGAATCTACTGTACGATGCTGTACTCAAAACGGAATCCGAGGTGGATCCGCAACAGTACACTTCCCCATCTGGCACCAGGAAATCGAAGATATCCTAGTATTAAAAAATAACAAAGGAACCGAAGATAACCGTGTTCGTAAGTTAGACTACAGTATCCAAATCAGCAAGTTGTTCTATGAACGATTCATCAAGAATGAAGAAATCTCACTCTTTAGTCCCCACGACGTTCCTCAGCTTAGTGCTAATTTTGGGCTTGATGGATTTGACGATCTATATGTGGATGCTGAACGAGATCTCTCTATTCCAAGAAAAACTATTGGTGCTCAAGAACTCATTCTGGACCTCCTAAAAGAACGTGCTGAGACTGGTCGTTTGTATATCATGAATATCGACCACTGCAACTCGCATTCTTCCTTTAAGGATAAGGTATGGATGAGTAACCTCTGTCAGGAGATTACCCTTCCTACCAAACCAGTTCAGCATATCGATGATCCCATGGGTGAGATTGCTCTGTGCATTCTGTCTGCTATCAACGTTGGCAAATTGAAGCACCTTGATGAACTGGAAGAACTCTGTGATCTTGCTGTTCGTGGTCTGGATTCTCTGATTGATTATCAAGAATATCCTGTACTTGCTGCAGAACTTTCTACACTCAATCGCCGTTCTCTTGGTATCGGTTATATCGGCCTGGCACATTATCTTGCTCGTCACGGTGAGCACTATGATGATCCTATGGCATGGAAACTGGTTCATGATCTCACAGAAGCATTCCAGTATTATCTACTGAAGGCATCTAATCAACTTGCGAAAGAGTATGGTCCTTGTGGATACTATGATCGTACCAAGTATGCTGATGGAATTCTTCCTATTGATACATACAAGAAGGAAGTCGATGAAATTGTTCCTAACGAATTGAATTATGATTGGGATAATCTCAGGGAATCTATTAAACAGTACGGTCTTAGGAACTCAACACTGTCCGCACAAATGCCATCGGAGAGCAGTTCCGTTGTGTCAAACGAGACAAACGGTATCGAACCACCTAGAGATTACTTGTCCGTTAAGAAGTCGAAGAAAGGTCCGCTTAAGCAGATTGTTCCCCAGTATCAATCACTTAAGAACAACTATACGCTTCTCTGGGATATGCCTGGGAATACTGGTTATATTAATATTGTTGCAGTTATGCAGAAGTTCTTTGATCAAGCGATTTCTGGAAACTGGAGTTACAACCCAGAGAATTATGAAAATTCTGAAGTTCCTGTTAGTGTAATGGCAACTGACTTCCTCAATACATATAAGTACGGTTGGAAGACATCATATTATCAAAACACTTATGATGCTAAGCGTGATGGCGATGATGAAGCCAAACAACTTGACAGTTTGATCAACGAACTGTTAGAATCTGAAGAAGACGATTGTGATTCTTGCAAAGTTTAAGGAGAAGTAAATGGTAGAAGGTATGACAGTTTTTAATTCAACCAAAGTAGATACAAAGAAACAACCGATGTTTTTCGGCGCTCCCTTGGGAGTTCAACGATACGATTCATACAAATACCCAGACTTCGATAAACTTACACAAACACAACTAGGATATTTCTGGAGACCTGAAGAGGTATCCCTCCAAAAAGATCGTGCGGATTATCATAACCTAAGACCTGAACAGAAGCATATCTTTACTTCTAATTTGAAGTATCAGATTCTTCTTGATTCTGTTCAGGGCCGTGGTCCTGGTATGGCATTCATTCCTTATTGTTCTCTACCAGAACTAGAGGCATGTATGGAAGTATGGGGTTTCATGGAGATGGTTCACTCACGTTCTTATACCTACATTATTAAGAATGTGTACTCAGATCCAGCAGACGTTTTTGATACGATTCTAGAAGATGAAAGAATTCTAGAACGTGCCACCAGTGTAACTGCTGCTTACGATGAGTTTCTTCGTGCAGCTCAAGAGTATGGGAACTCTAATGATTGGAAGTTTGCTCAGGAGAATGTAGACTATGCTAAGGAAACCCTATATGAACTCAAAAGAAAACTATATCGAGCGATTGCGAACGTTAATATCCTCGAAGGAATTCGGTTCTACGTATCGTTTGCCTGCTCTTTCGCTTTTGGTGAACTTAAACTCATGGAAGGATCCGCAAAAATAATCTCTCTTATTGCGAGAGATGAATCGCAGCATCTTGTTTTGACACAAAAAATCCTAAATAAATGGGCGCAGGGTGACGATCCTGATATGCTTCGTATTGCAGAAGAAGAGAAAGAAAATATTGTACAGATGTTTAGAGACTGTGTAGAACAGGAGAAGCGTTGGGCAGAATATCTGTTCAAGGATGGATCCATGATTGGCTTGAATACTAAACTTCTTTCACAATACGTTGAATGGATTGCAAATCGTCGCCTGAAATCTATTGGATTAAATCCAATTTATGATGTCCCTGCTAAGAACAATCCTCTTCCCTGGACTGAGCACTGGTTAAATTCTAAATCTATGCAAAATGCTCCTCAGGAAACTGAAATTGAATCTTATGTTATCGGTGGCATCAAGCAAGACGTAACTAAAAATACATTTGCAGGTTTTCAATTATGACAGTACCAGCACCAGGCCTGGCTCTTATCAAAGAATTTGAAGGATGCCATTTAAAAGCTTATCCAGATCCTCTTACTGGTGGACTTCCAATCACAATTGGTTGGGGATCCACTCGCAAAAAAGATGGATCACCATTTAAGATGGGGGATACTATCACACAACAGGAGGCAGATGACCTTCTGATTAGTCAGTGTGAGAAGCAGTTTATTCCACCACTTACAAAAATTCCACACTGGAACGAAATGTCACCCGAACAACAGGGTGCCATTTTGTCGTTTGCATATAATCTAGGAGCAGGATTCGTTGGTGATCGTGCCAACTTCAACTCGATTAACGTTGCTCTAGAATCGAAAGCAAACTGGTCCAAGGTTCCCGAAGCACTCTACAAGTATCGTAACCCAGGAACGTCCGTAGAGGCGGGTCTGGCACGTCGTAGGACCGCTGAAGGAAACATGTGGAAGAAGGGTATGGGGGGTTCCTCAGCACCCGCTACAACGTCAACTTCACAACCAGGAACGAAAATGTCAAAAGTACTACTTAACTTCTTTAAGTTTTACGATGAGAATAATGCGAACCATGTTGCAGGTGTAGGACTACTAGAGTCTGCTATTCCTGAGCATCTACAACCAAGCTCACCATGGGTTGTCACCTATCGTGGTGGTAATGCTGATGGTGGTGCAGTGGATCTACATGCCTTCTTTGAGCACTTCTCAGAAAGAAATGCTTGCCATGTTAAGGCAGTAGGACAACTAGAAGATGCAATCGCAAAAACAGATCCAGAGTGCCTAGTCGATGATGGTGCTGGTGGATCAACTGATGCTGCCTGGATTGAAAAGTTTCGTAGCAAACCACCCATTCCACCTATTCTCGCAGTACCATACTTCAATCAGGTTGATAACTACAGAGACGCACACAGAACATGCAACTCATCGTCTTGTGCTATGTGTCTAGAGTTCCTCAAGCCTGGAACATTACAAGGTGCCAAGGGTGATGATGCATACGTTACGAAAGTATTTGCGATTGGTGACACTACTGACCATGCGGTTCAGACGAAGGTTCTTGCGTCGTATGGTGTCAAGTCCCATTTCTCATACAATCTTTCTTTTGCTGATCTGGATAAGTCCCTTGCTCGTGGTAAGCCCGTGGTTATTGGCATTCTCCACAGGGGTTCTCTTAGTGCTCCTACTGGTGGACACATGTGTGTAGTCATCGGTAAGAAGGGTGATGGATATGTTGTAAATGATCCATACGGTTCATGCAACGATGGTTACACTGGACCTGTAACTAACGGTAAGGGTACTGTCTACAGCAAGGCTATGCTCAAAGCACGTTGGTGCCCAGGTGGCAACGACGGTTGGGGTAGAATTTTTGATTGATTTATTATGAAAAAACTATTTTTACTTACATTATTATTACTTCCTTTACCTGCATCTGCTTATCCTAGGTATATTCCTCAGGCAGATGAGGTAAGGAACTATGATGTCTGCACAAGAAATCGAGAGGTTTATGTACCAGGAACATACGATCGTTATGGTCGATACGTTCCTGGATATGTAACCACAGAATCTTACAATGTACCCTGTGGAGGATATGTTGCTGAACCCGTACCAGTTCGTCCTAGGGTCGTCTGTGACCCTTCTAGAACTCTTTTAGGTATGACCTTAGGTGGTGGGGTAGGTGCTGCTCTGTCTAGGGGAGAGGGTCGCTGGTGGGCTATCCCATTGGGTGCGACTGTCGGCGGTGCAGCATTCGGATGTAACTAAATAGTTTATATCGTCGGCCGCAGGTTGTCAGGTGACAAAGACCACTTGACAACCCCTTTTTTTATCTGTAAAATAACTCTGTAAGGGTTCAGAGATAACCTATAAATATAATCGGTTCAAAGGAGGTACATGTTCAACGGACCAATTCATCATGTTTATGATTCAAAAAATCAAGTATTAGCACATAGTTTAACAACAGAAGAATTAGAAGAAGTTTTAAAACCAATAGAAGAAAGATACGAAGTTGTTACATTAGATCCCCCAAATTATAGGGATGCCAGTTATTAACTAAATACCTCCATGACGGAGGTTTTTTATTATGCGTCCACAATCAGCAAAAGCAAAAGGTCGTAGACTGCAACAGTGGGTAAGGGATCAACTTATTGAACAACTTGAAGTTCATCCTGAAGATATTGAAAGTAGATCTATGGGTGCTGGTGGAGAAGATCTCATCATGGCTCGTGCTGCTAGAGAAAAATTTCCACATAGTATTGAATGTAAAAATGTTGAAAAATTAAATGTTTGGGATGCATATGAACAAGCATCTGCTAACTGTGGTGATTATGAACCTCTTGTTGTTATGAAGAAGAATGGAAAGAAACCCCTGGTGGTCGTGGATGCCGAATATTTCATACGGATGTACCGACAGGGGGGTTGACAGGGAGGAGACCCTGCTGCTATACTAAATAAGTCAAGCAAAGGAGATTCCGATGATCGCTTACGATTCCTATGATGATTCCAACGTCGTAGATTTGACTGTAGAAACCCTCATCGATAAACTTCATTCACTTGCAAGTGAGGGTAAAATTGCAGAAGCAAAGAAAGTTGCTGCAAAAATCAAGGACTTGCAAAAAACTGCTGCTTGATGTAGAATGTCTCAGTAGCTCAGATGGATAGAGCATCTGCCTTCTAAGCAGTTGGTCGGGGGTTCAAGTCCCTCCTGAGACGCCTTATTGAACTATTCATTATGAAAAAACCAACTGTTATTCTAGAACGTTTTCCTTATCGCTATGTCCAAGTTGGCAAATTAGAGATTAATGGAAAACCAGATTGCAGAATTCAAAAAGTAGATTCGTATACTGGAAGGTACAGAGACATGTATCTCTGTGATAATGAATCTCAACTTCTTCTTGCTATAGAAGATTTTGAATATACTAAATGGTTAGATCCAGATACAGTTCCATGTTATGTAAAAGGAGACGATGATGACTGATTCCGTTAAATATCAACTTGAACGTGCTCAAGATGCTTTGCGAGAAGCACTGAGCCTAGGTGCTAAAGATGAAGATCCATATCTTCTTCGTCAAATTACTGAGACTCTAGAGCGTATTAAGGGGTGGACGACTAGTTCTCGCTTTATTAAAGTAACTAAAGAGTCCGAAGGAGATCACATTCGTTTTAATTATGGATACGATTATGGTCTAGATGAAAACCCTTATAACTATATCAGTAGTGGAGTGAAGGGTGGAATGGGTGATGATGTAATCACTTTTAGTTAGTCACGGAAAGACTTAAAAAGTACTGGTGGAGTCAATGACCCAAACTGTCTCGGGATGACATTAAAAGCGCCCTGGTCGGGTGATCCCCCTTCTGGTTTCTTGTTTTCCCATTAAAAAACAAGTGGTGCGGATGGGACTCTCTCCCGCCTGGTTTCTTGCCTCCAGTCAAAGGGCAAGTGGCGAGCCTGGAGTAAGAATTAATTATGTCAAAATTGTTTTTTTATAAAACAAATTGTGAACTTGGTTTTGATTTTAGAGATATTATCAAAACCCAAATTAATTCTTTAACAACTGCAGTTCAGGGATCTGATGCATTACCAAATCAAGTTAGGAAATCTAAGGTAACTTGGATACCTACAAATCATTGGATCTCTGGATTACTTTCCCATTATATTCATGATGCTAATCATCATTTATATCAATATGATATAACACATTGGGAATCTGATATACAATATACCGTATACGATTCTGGTGATAAATATGGATGGCATGTGGATACGACTGATAATTTTATCAATCCCCGAAAATTGAGTATTAGTTTATGTCTATCATCCATAGATGAATATGATGGTGGTGAATTTCAAATATTAACTGGTAGAACAGTTAATACAATCAAAATGAATCTTGGTGATGTTTTAGTATTTCCATCTGACTGTTGGCATCGTGTTAAGAAAGTAAAATCTGGACAACGAATTAGCCTTGTTGGATGGTATACTGGACCTAGATTTAAATAAGTCGATGTGGCGGAATTGGTAGACGCGCTGGGTTTAGGTTCCAGTGAATTTATTCGTGGAGGTTCAAGTCCTCTCATCGACATCGGTACTCGTTAGGCAGATAGCCTAGAAGGAGACCGACAGGGTACAACAAGGAACGTTGTATTAAATAAAGGGTCCCCTAGACTGCATCGTAGATTATCGTAGGCAGATACCCTTGCCCTCCTCTGGTAGTCTATTGGTAAGGACGGGTGGACAACACACATGGAAACTAGGTTCGATTCCTAGACAGAGGAAAATAACACCCCTCAAGCCTATCAACGATGCTCAAACAGAGGGGTCACTGCGGAGTTAGTTCAGTGGTAGAACGCTATCCTTCCAAGTTAGATGTCGTCGGTTCGAATCCGATACTCCGCTTCCCCATTACGGGATACTTATGTCACTTATTTCACAAATGGATAGAGACCTTGCTATTGAAGCATTGGATTTCTATCTCTTCAGTAAAGGTAACGACTTCACTGAAGCAAAGAGAGCAGAAGTAAATGCTCTTCTTAACTGGGTCAAGTTAGAGAAATCTAAACATGAACATTAAACTTTGGTATTGTACATCCATGAAACTATGGCGCTGGACATTGACCGATGATTCTAGACCAATCATCAAACAAGAATCTGGGCAACAACCACATCTACGAGATGCAATGAATGACATTGCAAACACAGTAGAATATATGATGGATACTAAACAATTTTAATGCCTAGTAGCTCAGCGGTAGAGCTATCGACTGTTAATCGATTGGTCCCTGGTTCGATCCCAGGCTGGGCAGTTTAATGGGGGTATAGCTTAATGGTCAGAGCGGGCTCCTTATAAGGGCTTAGTCTGGGTTCAATTCCCAGTATCCCTATACATAAAATAAAAGGAGGTCAGCATGTACGAACATCAAACTAATTTTGAACTTCATTTATTTGACTTTGGTAAAAAAGTGGAGTATATTGTCGCTGCAGAGATGGCAGGAAAAAAAGATGCTAATGATGCCTACAAGGAAATTAAAGAATTATTTGAAGATCTTAAAAAATTTCGTAAACAAGAAAAGAAACAAGACCACCCTCTTGACTACGACACAATCCCAAACTAGACAGTGCTCCAAGTGTCAGGAAGAAAAACCTCTTGACAAGAACCACTACCAGGTGGTAAAGTACTTTCGTAGTGGGTTCTCCTACTACTGTAATGAGTGTAGTAAACCTAAACCCCGAGACTAATTATGATTCGTGTGAAAGTTGAACTTGAACCCTTCGGCATGACCATCAATGGTAAGCAACTTGCTGAACTTCGTATTTGGAACGCAACTGGTAAAGGTCTTACCACAAAACACAATTACGAATATGAACTGATTGAACCAAATCCTATTGCTGGAGATCCAATTATGGCTCGTGGTAGTATCAATGGATACGATAGGCAGCAACCAGTGCTGAATCTTGTCAGCAAAGTCCTACAAGAGGCACTTGACAAATCTTAAGAAATCATATATAGTAGAGTCTGTCACAAAACTTAACATGACTGTAACAACTAATGATCGTGGTCAGCAAAACATGTGGGCAAAAGAACCCACCATGTACTACCACAACTATGGACAACAAACACCTAACGAATGGAAGGAGACTTACAATGGACGCTGGGCTATGGTCGGCATTATTGCTGGTCTCATTTCTTATGTTGGCACTGGCAAACTCTTCTTCGGAGTCTTCTGATTGATATGAGTGCTGGTATGCTTGGGCAACTGAGTCTTGCCCTTCAACAACTTGTAGATGAAGGTACTTGGGATAGGAACGATGAACTCAAAGTTTGTGTGGCAGGTACTTTAAAAAAAGACAAGTTTATTGTAATTCAAAACACTACTAAAAGAGGAGAAACAAAATGAAATTCGGTTTTACCCCTGAGGCTGAGATCCTCAACGCACGTCTGGCAATGCTTGGTTTCGTTGCTGGAGTTGGTGCTTATCTTACTACTGGTCAAATTATTCCTGGTGTGCTATGAACGTAACTGAACTTCCTGATGTAAATTTTATTTTCCGTGAAGGTGGAGAATTTGTAATTAAAACAACGGATGATCTATTTCACGGTAAAAAAGTAATTCTTTTTGGATTACCTGGTGCTTTTACTCCAACATGTTCAGAGAGACAACTTCCTGTGTATGAAGAACTCTTTGAAAAATTTAAAGTGTATGGTGTTGAAGAAATTTATTGCGTGAGTGTCAATGATGCTTTTGTAATGAATGCTTGGAAGAAAGATCAGGAAATTCAAAAAGTTAAACTAATTCCTGATGGGAATGGAGACTTCACTGATGGTCTAGGTATGCTGGTTGACAAATCTAATCTTGGATTTGCATTCAGATCTTGGAGATATTCTGCTCTCGTTGATAATAAAAAAATCTTCAAACTATTTGAAGAACCTAATAAACGAGACAATGCAGATGATGATTCATATGCAGTATCTGATCCACACACAATGCTTCATTATCTTTCAGAACTAACTGGTATTCCAGTTCCTGAATAAGATAAATAAGCCAGGTTAAGAATGATCTTGATCTGAATTAAATAGCAAATTACTTCGGTAATTTGGTGCTTACTCATTAAACTTTTGTTTGATTTGTGACTGTCAAATTATCGAAGTATTTCTATGTCTACAATTACACAAAGGACGTTTGCTGTAGCTGCGTCTGCTCTTTTAATGGGAGCACCTACAGCAGCATTGTCTCACACTAACTCCATCGGATATGTTGGTGATGGGAATGGATCGGTTACTTTCTGGTATGGTAACTGGCACCCCAACACTACATTTACAGAAGGCTCCATGACTTTACAGGGTGTAAATGGAAATACCTTTGCCCCTACAACAGTTAACTGGACTTTAATTCAGACTACTGAACCAACAGGATTGATTCCTGGTACAAACTACTTCATGTCTGATGGTGTCAATCTCATTCCTTATGGAGATCCTGCAGCTGCATATGGATCAACCATAAGTTATAGTTGGCAGGGTGTAACATTCACCAACTTAGGAGCAGGTGATTATCAATTCACCTACAATCCTATTGCTCAACCAACTGCAAACTGGGATCCATCATCACAAGTTATTCGCACTGGAACTGTTTCTCTTTCTGCAGGACTTCTTTCTGGTGATGCTGATGGAGACGGTGTAAATGATTCAACAGGACAAGCAGTAACCCCTCCTGCTCCATCAACACCAACCGTAGTATCTACTTCTGCTGGATCTGATATTGTTACCACATCAACTAGCAATGGAACCAGAACAGTTACTAACAATCCACACAGACATGTGATGGGTGTGGATGCAAATGGTAATCAGACAGAAACACATTACACCGATACTGAAGTCATCACCATTCCTACAACTACAACAGTTACAACAACTACTCCCACGACTGTTGATACTTATAGTGATGGATCAACTGTAACTAACAACGGAACTCCAACATCAACATCAGTAACTACCGATGACAATAATGGAACCTCTGTAGTTACTCCAGCAACGGTAACTGATTGGGTAAAGACAAGAACCTATGATGTTCAGAGAACTGCATATGCTCCTTCTGGTGCAGCACCAACAGTTACTCAGGCACATAGATTCAACGCAACTGAGAATGCTGCAAAGCAGAAGGTCAATCATCACATCACAACTGGAGTTACCACACCAACAGTTAGAACAGTAACAACCACAGCAGTTTATACAAAGGTCTATACTAACGGTGCTCCTACTGTAGTCACAACAGATCCTTCTGTTATTACATATGAGACCAGTACATCATACGCAGAGTACTATGCATCCAGAGATTACTTTGGTCGTGTAGATCAACTAGAAGTTCTTGATGGAGTGAATGATTCTATTAACGGACTATTAGATCACGAACCAATCACCAATCATAAGAAGAGATTTAGAGTATTTGAGAATACTAGATTTACTCAATCTTATAATGCTGATGGTTACAAAGCTGATGCTAGAATTCTAGGTGGTGGATTTGAATATGACTTAACTAAAGGATGGACTGCTGGAGCCCAGTATAATCAAATCAACATTAACCTTAATGGTGTTGACTCAAGGACACAATCAACCAGACAACATATTGGATTGTTCAATAGTTTCCATGGCAGAGATCTTGCATTAGTAACAAATGCAGGTGCATCATTAGACAACTACAACTACACTAGAACTGTGGAAGGTGTCTTTAATAATTCTGGTGAAACAAAAGGACAACAGTGGTGGGTACATAATAGATTGTATGCAAATAACTCTGGATGGTTCAAACCATTCTTAGGTTATACTGTTTCTAATGTAAGAAGAAATGCATATAATGAATCTGGTAATGCAATCTCAGCAAGATCAGTTGATTCATTTAATCAAACCACACACGTTGGTGAAGCAGGTGTTAAAATAGAAACTAGATTCGGAGGTAAGAAACACGATGTTTTTGGTGTCTCTGTTGATGGCTCTTATGGCACTGATAATTCTTATGGGGTTACCGCAGCATTAGACTATAAGGAAGTCTTATTTGTCGAAGGATCCCATGGGGTATCGGACGGTGTGACAACCAACTCGATTTCAGGCAAGGTCAAATTCAGGTTCTAAGGGGCTTGACATGGACGGGAAACCGTAGTATGCTAAATAATGTAACGGATTCAACACAATTCGTTACATTTTTAAACTAATACACGGAGTACTATTCTATGACTGCTACAATTGCCACACGCAGGCAAGAAAGCACATGGGACCAGTTCTGTGAGTGGGTAACATCAACCAACAACCGTCTCTATGTCGGGTGGTTTGGTACTCTGATGATCCCCACTCTGCTTGCTGCTACCATCTGCTTCATCGTTGCTTTTATTGCTGCACCTCCCGTTGACATCGACGGTATTCGTGAACCTGTTGCTGGTTCACTCATGTACGGAAACAACATCATCTCTGGTGCTGTTGTTCCTTCTAGTAACGCAATCGGTCTTCACTTCTATCCCATCTGGGAAGCCAATTCGCTTGACGAATGGCTATATAATGGTGGACCTTTTCAACTGGTCGTCTTCCACTTTCTGATTGGTATCTATGCCTACATGGGTCGTGAATGGGAATTATCTTACCGACTGGGTATGCGTCCTTGGATTTGTGTTGCCTACAGCGCACCCGTTGCTGCTGCTTCTGCAGTGTTCCTCGTCTATCCCTTTGGGCAAGGTTCCTTCTCTGATGCCATGCCGCTCGGCATTAGTGGAACATTTAACTACATGCTTGTTTTTCAGGCGGAGCATAACATCCTCATGCACCCCTTCCATATGCTTGGGGTGGCTGGTGTATTTGGCGGTTCTCTTTTCTCTGCTATGCATGGATCTCTGGTCACAAGTTCACTCGTTCGTGAGACTACTGAAAACGAATCCCAAAACTATGGATACAAGTTCGGACAAGAAGAAGAAACCTACAACATCGTTGCAGCACACGGATACTTTGGACGACTCATCTTCCAATACGCTTCCTTTAACAACAGTCGTAGCCTTCACTTCTTTTTGGCTGCTTGGCCTGTCGTTGGCATTTGGTTTACTGCTCTTGGGGTAAGCACCATGGCATTCAACTTGAATGGTTTCAACTTCAACCAGTCGATCCAGGATAGTCAAGGTCATGTGATTCCTACTTGGGCAGACATCCTGAATCGTGGTGGTCTGGGCATGGAAGTGATGCATGAGCGTAATGCTCACAACTTCCCTCTCGATCTTGCTGCTGCTGATATGACTCCTGTAGCACTCACCGCACCTGCAATCGGTTGATACTTGGATTCCTAATAAACGACGTTTATTGAGAAAACAACTAAACCACTCCTCTGGGAGTGGTTTTTTATGGCTAAATAAAATGGTAAAGTAATTATATACAATGACCATCTACTTCCCTAATGGAAATTACGGACCAATTTGTGACATAACTTCCGATGGAGTAACTGAGGAACCAGTTATTAATATTGTGGAGTTAAATGAACCTGATATTCAATCAACGGAAGTAGTAGAACCTACAAATTTGGTATTGAGTAAAGCCAATAGATGTAGAACTGTCACTGTACTGCAAAAATATAGACCAGATGGACCTTATGGACCAGTATGTGATTTACCATCTGGAGGTGCTGGTGATGGTGAAACATATTATGATTGTCCAGATGACGGACCTACAGTTCCAATAGAACTTACAATACCAAAGTATCCAAAAGAATTGACTGATGTTATTGGCAATCCTGGTAGTGAAGGTGGATTACTATGTATTGATCTTGATGAAGAAACTAGAATATGTTTTGACCCTAGCATTAACAATGGATGTACTGCCGATGATTATAAAGATATTCTAGATGATATAACTTTATTATCAAAAAGATGCGGTGGAATTACGCCCATTGCAAATTTAAATAGACCAAGACCAGCAGCAGTTTTTCCGACTTTACTTTGTGGATCTATTCAAAGATATAGTGCTCATGGTGTTTACGAGCATACTACACCAGTTGAAGTTAACTACATGAATGTTATTCTAATTGGTGCTGGTGGAGGAGCTGGGGGTGGAGATGAACAAAGAAATAAATCTAATGGTAATGCAAGTTCTGCGGGTAGAGGAAATAATTCTGGTGGAGTTGGATCTGCCATTCGTCTAACATTAACTCTTGATCCCAGCAGGAGAAATAAAATCACAGCAATTGTTGGTGATGGTGGTAGATCTGGATTACACTATACCAAAGTCCCCTATACAGATTTTAAAAATAAAGATAATAGTGCCAATGCACCTTTTGGTGGGGGAAGTTTAGGAGGTGATCCAGGGCCTAAAGGTAAATCTGGAGGTGGTGGATTTGGAGGAGGTGCTTCAACCTTATACATTAATGGTCAGTTAGTTGCTTCTGTTGCTGGCGGCGGAGGAGGTGGAGGAGCAGGATGTAATGCATTCCTAGATGATCCTTCAAAGTATATTAAAAACATCTTATGTTTTGCCACTGGAGGACAAGGTGGTAAAGATAATATTCCATATGGTCCCCCAGGTAGAGTGCATGTTGGTATTGGATATCGTGGTGGTATTGGAGCAGATGATGATCCACTAACAGGTAAGTACGGTGGTGGTGCTGGTACTAGATGGGATGATGGGGATTATAAAAATTCTACAACTCAGGCAAACAAAGGTGGAGGTGGCGGCCATGGCGTCGATTTGGACGGCAATGCACTGACCAATGGCGGCACCACTAGCACTGCTAACGGCGCTTCTGGAGGCGACTACGGGGGCGCAGGCGGCGGTGCTGCTCCTGGTGGCACTGCTGGTGCTGGAGGAAAGGGAGCAGTGAGAATTAAATATGCCTCATCGACATTAACTTATACAACTCCTGGAACTTATACTTGGACTGTTCCTGCAGGAGTAACTTCTTTATCTGAGATTGTTTGTATTAGTGGTGGTGGATCGGGACATAAAGATAGTACTGGTGATGATGAAGGTGGTGGCGGTGGTGGAGGTGCCTATGCATACAACACTGAAGTTTCTGTAACACCAGGAGCTACATTAACAATTAAAGTTGGAGCAGGAGGTGCCACAAGATCTGCACAAGGATCTAATGATGGTGATCACAGTTATGTTATTAGTAGTAATGACAATGATGGTTATGATCCAGCACCATGGGGTAATTGGCAAAATCCTAGGATTGAAGGTACTCCATCAACTCCAATTGTCAAACCTCATACTCCTATCAATGAAAACTATGGATTGATTTCTGATGAGTTTCCTAAGTTTACAAACCCACCAATCTATCCAGTTAGAAAGTTTCATCCTATTTGGAGTTCTTGGATGCGTAAGAGAGCAGTGTGGACCGATCCAGAAGAAACAACAGAGCAAGGAAAGTATCAAGATATTAGATTAAATTTAAATCTAGATACTGCTGGAACATATACAATTAAGTGCGAGGCAGATGATAAGCTTGGCATTTACTATGCGGCATGGTATAATGTTGCTCAAACAAGTTATATTGATGGAGGTAGACTTTATAACGGAGATCCGCAAACCGATTTAAATTTAAATCCAAGCAACAGTTTTCCCTCCACGTTGGATGCCAACAGAACTGGTGCAAATAATTGGACTAAAATAGGTGAGACTACAGGCAGTTTTATAAATGAAACTCCAACAACATTGACATTTACACCAGCATCTACTGGTAGATATGTGTTTAGATTTGTTCTTTATAATGCTGAGAATGGTAATGAATGGAAAAAGAATCCTGCAGGAATGGGTGTTCAAATTTTTAAACCAAATGGTGATAAAATTTATGACACCGAATATGCAAAAGGATACCCAGGATCAGATCTGCGATATGGAGACGGTGGTGGAGCAGGTGGAGGTGGAGGCCTTATGGGTAGAGGTGGCGTAACTGCCAGTGATTTATTTCCACAATATGTATCTGCTTGTGACTTTGCTGACTCTACTGGTTGTGGAGGATCTGCAGGGAAAACCTTTATCCTGAATCATCCAGGAGTTCAGGTTACTTATTACAACCAAGCTGCTGGAGGATGGATCAGTGGTTACCAAAGACCTGGTACTGGTGATCAATCTTATAGACATGGTTCAGGTGGATTTGGCGGATCTCGCCCAACTAATTTTAGTATTATATTTAATGGTACTGAGTATCCCCTTTACAATGCAGCGGGTTCGCACTATGATGTAGTCATTCCAGGCTTTGGCCAAAATATGTGGGAGAATGCTATCAGTGGTATTTCTTTCCCCTATCATTATTTTTGGGGTGAAACTGGAAGTAATCCAACCAATAACAGTGCTCTTCAAAGACTTTCCCGAGGTACTTATGAAGGTGCTTCAAATAATTCTATTAGTAGAACTGGTTTTTACAAACCAAAATCCTTAGAATTGGCTTTATGGTTTACTCCTATTAAGACAGGAAATACCTGGTCAACTACAGTTAGACTTCGTGGAATACCAAAGTGGGGATTGGGAGCAGGTTGGGCAGTAAATGATACTGTTACAGGAAAGTTCCCAGCATCATTAGATGATGGTACTCAACCTTGGAATGATACTACTGTTCCTGGAACTAGTTGGATGACTGGAGTTAGGGCACCGTACTATTACTATAATACTAAAGGCACTAAAGACAATCAGTTTGTAACTTTCCAAATTAAAGTTACTCAAATTGATAATAATAGTAATGGTATTATTCTCGGAACAAAAGGAGATGATGGACACATTAGATATAGATATGGATATATGCTTGCGAATGCAGAAGTTGGAATCAGTGATGGAACTATAGAAGGAACATATCCAACTCCATCTACTCAACCAGACGATACAGACGATCTTACAGGAACTTAAAAATGAAATTACCAGAATTTGAATACAATGATCTTCCAGAAGAAATGAAAGAAAAAATTTCTGAAGAAGATTTTGAAATTGAATCTTTAACACCACAAGGAGAAGATTACAAACCAAAAGAAATTACTCCTGGTAAAGATGAATATATGAATAGAAAAATCATCCGAACGTTGGATGAGTACGCAGCTTTACAGAAAGTATATCAAGATAAAAAAACTTCAAAAAAAGAGAAGTGGAAGCAAATTAAAAAGGTTGCTAGATATCATAAGTCTTTCTTATACGCGGTCAAAGATATTGACAGGGATCCCAAAAAGTACTATAATACTCACTCCCCTGAAGGGGAAATCTTAAATGATTCTGAGGAATAAATTTTTATGAAACAATTCATTGCTCTTGCAGCACTTCCTATGATTGCTGCTCCTGCTATGGCTGCTCCTTATGTTGAGAGCAAGACCACCACTGCTCTTTCTGCTGGTGATTACAAAGGTGCTCAAACCGAACTTCGTATCGGTTACGAGCAAGCTGTTGGATCTGGCGTGAAGGTCTATGGTGAAGTTGGTCCTGGTTATGAGTGGAACACTGGTTCGACTCTCAACGAGTATGTAACTGTTGGTGAGATTGGTGTAACCGCTCCTCTTGCTGAGAAGGTTGCTCTGAAAGCCAAAGTGACTGGCGAACTTGGTGGTCGTTCCGATATCTTTGATATGGGTGGCGAACTGAAAGTGCGTTATTCTTTCTGATATATAATTTGGGGGGCAACCCCCTTTAAGGAAGGGTGGCCGAGTGGTTTAAGGCAGCAGTCTTGAAAACTGCCGTAGGTGCAAGTCTACCGTGGGTTCGAATCCGACCCCTTCCGCCACGGGATGTAGCTCAGTTTGGTAGAGCACTCGCTTTGGGAGCGAGGGGCCGTAGGTTCGAATCCTATCATCCCGACTCAATTAAAATGATAATATGGAAGAAGACTATTTAAAAGATGCCAGAGAATTAATACAAAATACTTTTATAGATATTGTAAAAGTATTAGATGATTTTATTCCTGATCCTGAGTTAAAAAAGCAAACATTCAAGGAGATGGAAGACAACTTTAACGAATCCTTAGGTGGATTATTTAATAAAAAATAATTAGGAGATTAAAATGAAACTTGCAATTTACACTAAAGTAGGATGTCCCTATTGCGATAAAATTAAAACTGTTTTCAATGCAAAGGGATGGAGCTACGCAGAGTATGTGTTAGACCGTGACTTTAATCGTGAGCAATTTTATGCACAGTTTGGTAACGGTGCAACTTTCCCCCGAGTTCTTAAAGACGATCTTTCATTGGGTGGTTGTACTGAATCTATTCAATATTTTAGATCTCAAGGATTGCTCTGATAAATATTTGAGAGTTTAGTTACCAGGGAGGTTGGGTCTTTTATAATCGTTGTACCTCAGGAGGACCCATGGACAATTTAGAGTTTATTATTACAGCATTTTTCCTAACTATTGGTGGATTTGGGTTAGGATTTGTTTTAGGATGGATGGCTAATAATGTGTTCTCTGTTTGGGCAGAGAACGCTTCCTATGCCAAAAGCATTACACACCCAGAGATGCTTGACGAAGATGGACATGTGTTAAGAGACGAACTGATCTACTTGACATTCGATGACGAGGATGATATGATGGATTATGAAGATGACTAAAATCTAACATGATCCTTATCGACATGAACCAGGTGATGATTTCTAATCTGATGGTTCAAATCAAACTATCTGATGGAATCGATAAAGGACTAGTTCGCCATATGGTTCTCAATTCCTTGCGGATGTATTTCCAAAAGTTTCGAGAAGAGTATGGTAACGAACTGGTCCTTTGTTATGATTCTAAACGCTATTGGCGCCGAGAATTTTTCCCTTACTATAAAGGAACTCGCAAGAAAGATCGAGAGAAGTCCAGCTTCAACTGGGGTCAGATCTTTGAAGTACTGAATGAAATTCGTGACGAAATTAAAGAGAACATGCCATACACAGTTATGGAAGTAGATGGTGCTGAAGCAGATGATATTATTTCTGTGATGACCAAACATGTTGCTCATAAGAATATTCGCTTACAAAAAGATATGCAACCTGCAGAAAAGGTTCTTATTCTTTCTGGGGATAAAGACTTCATTCAATTACAGAAGTACCCTTGGCTCAAGCAGTACAATCCTGTCATGAAAAAGTTTGTTTCGGGTATGAATCCAAAACAATATATCATCGAGCATGTTCTCAAAGGAGATAAGTCTGATGGTATCCCTAACTACCTTTCTCCAGATGATACTTTCATTGAAGGTAAGAGGCAACGTCCTCTCATCAAAAAGACTCTAGATAAGATTGTGAATCTTTCTCCAGAGCAGTTCTGTAATTCAGAACAGATGGAATATTACAAGAGAAATTTGACGCTAATCGATTTCTCATATATACCTGTAGAGGTCGAAGAAAAAATTATCGAGTCCTATGACTCCGTGACCCCAGCTCCTAGAAATAAAATGTATAATTATTTCGTGGAAAAACAACTTATTACTTTACTTGAAAAAATTCAGGAGTTTTGATATGTCAATTAACACTAGTAATCGATTACTGATTTCTGAGGTTCTTCAGAAAGTGTCGAACGCAAAGACTAAAGCAGAAAAAGTTAAGATCCTTCAGGATAATAATACACAAGCACTACGTTCCTTGTTTATCTGGAACTATGATGAAAGTGTAGTTTCCCTTATCCCTGAAGGCGAAGTACCTTATACTCCTAATGATGCACCTGCAGGAACCGAGCATACTGTCCTAGAAAAGGAGTATGCTAAACTGTATTACTTTATTAAGGGTGGCAGTGATGAACTAAAACAGTTCAAGCGTGAGCAAATGTTTATTCAAATGCTAGAAGGTCTTCATGCTTCTGAAGCAGAAGTTCTTTGCCTCGTTAAAGATGGACTACTCCAGAAGAAGTATCGTATCACTAAGGCCGTTGTTGAAGAAGCATTTCCCCAAATCAAATGGGGAGGTCGTTCTTAATGAAAATTATTCATAAGGATTGTGACCCTTCTGTAGCAGATGATCGTTCTTTACCTTATAGTACCTATCTAGTTACATATAAATTGGATGGTATGATTCATCATGATCTTGTAATGACCGATAAAAAAGTTGATATCTTTGATTATTATTGGGATAGATACCGTGATGATTTAATTTCATTCAAACAATCTGAAGGTAGAACTAATCCTAAACTTTGGGATCCACCTAAGAAACAAGAAAAGAAAAAGAAATGAACTTCAATTTCAATTTCGGAAACAAGAAACCAGATAAAAAACAATTGATGGTAGTTGGTATAGTTGTATCAACTATCATCGCAACTCTATCTCAATGTACGGGGGTATCGGAAAATGGTCTTTGGGATTTACTGGACGAGATTCAAAGAAAATATTTCCCGAATGGTATTCTTAATGAGCTTATACTACAAGATCCTAACAAAGTAGAACGTAGAGTTGGACGTGATGTAGATCGTGCAATTGATCAAGTTACACCAGAATATAATCGTATTATTGCAGAAGCAGATAAGAAGTACAAACCTCGTTTCATCGAAAGTGAAATTAACTCCTCAGTGTGCTATACTAAGGATTGCCAATCTCTCGGTGGTGAAATGAGGATTTGTGCTATTTGGAGTCCTGATTGTGTGAAAAAAGATGACTAAAAAGACTACTATATTTCTAGATCCCAGAGCAGAAATTCAAAAAGAATTAGAAGCAACTGAAGAACAAATTAAACAACAAATTGAAGAACAAGAAAAGCAAGAAAGTATTGAAAAAGGAATGGCAATCGTTAATGGATTGATTACTTATACTGTGATTCTTCCTTTGCTATTCATGGTTGCTTTTAACTTTTCCTTGACAAAAATGTTTGGGTTTGATAAAATAGGTTACGTTGAATCCCTCGGGATTGTAATCGTTGCAAGAGTTTTGAGAGGTAAAAAATGAGTAAAGTTTGTCTAGTGTCTGTAACTCCTGATGCTGAAAAGACAATGGCATATATTGCAAGAGTTTCTAATCCTGCTAATCAGGAGAATGAAAAGTTTGCTGGTCTACTCAGTTATTGTATTAAACATAATCATTGGTCTGTCTTCGAGCAGGCTACAATGACTCTTGAGATTGAAACGAATCGTGGTATCGCAGCCCAGATTCTTCGCCACCGTTCGTTTACATATCAAGAATTTTCCCAACGGTATGCTGATGCAACTCTTCTTGGTGAAGAACTACCTGTTCCTGATCTACGTCGTCAGGATACCAAGAATCGTCAGAACTCTACTGATGATCTTGAACCTGAACTCAAACGCAGTTTTGAACGTCGGATCAAGCATGTGTTTGCTGACATCATGGATCTCTATGATGATATGCTTAGTGCAGGAGTGGCAAAAGAGTGTGCTCGTTTTGTACTTCCCCTGGCAACTCCTACTCGTATCTACATGACTGGCTCTTGCAGGTCATGGATCCATTATATTAATCTTCGTACTGCAAATGGTACTCAGAGAGAACACATGGAAATTGCTGAAGCGGCAAAGAAAGTGTTTACCTGTCAGTTCCCTAGTGTCTCTGAAGCACTGGGATGGTGTTCTGGTAAGTGTGATTGTGACGAATGGGAAAGTACACAACCTTGTATTAGGATCGATTGAAAATGAACAACCAACAAGTTATTGAAATTGCAAAAGAATGTGGCCTGGTTTATAATAATAACCATGACATTCTTGAATTCTATCAGAAAATTCGTAAAGAACTGAAGAAGGAATTTCAAACTGAACCAGTTACTACTAAATAGGAGGTGCATCTTGCCAACATATCCCGTTAAACACACCGAGACTGGTGAAACAAAAGAGTTATACATGAGTATGACTGAATATGATCAGTGGCGCAAAGATAATCCTGAATGGGATAAAGATTGGACTGCTGGTATTGGTGGAGTAACTTATGGCAAACCCAAACAGTCTGATGGTTTTAAAGAGGTAATGTCTAAAGTGCAATCTGCACACCCAAGAGCAAACCTTTCTCGCTACATCTAATATGCCAGTAAAAAAGAGGAACAACAACGCTGTCGTCCCAGCAGGTATGAGTGCTAAACAAATGAGACGCAAAAAACCCATTAATAATGAGCACCTTTTAAATATTGAACCATTAACAGACAGTCAAAAGGCTGTGTTTGATTGTTGGGCAGAGGATAAACATTTAGTTCTTCATGGTTGTGCTGGTACAGGTAAAACATTTATCAGTCTATACCTTGCCCTCAGGGAAGTATTGAATCCCAATACACCTTACGATAAAATTTATATCGTTCGTTCTCTTGTTCCTACCAGAGAAATTGGTTTCCTTCCTGGAGATCATGAAGATAAATCAGCACTTTACCAAATTCCATATAAGAATATGGTAAAGTTCATGTTTGAAATGCCAGATGACAATGCATTTGAAATGCTGTATAATAACTTGAGAACTCAAGAAACTATCTCGTTCTGGAGTACATCATACATTCGTGGTGTTACTCTTGATAACTGCATCATTATCGTTGATGAATTTGCTAACCTGAACTTCCATGAACTTGATTCTATGATCACTCGCGTAGGTCAGGATGCAAAGATTGTTTTCTCTGGTGACGTTTCTCAGTCTGATCTTATCAAGCAGAATGAAAGGAATGGAGTTCTTGATTTCATGAAGATCCTTGAGACCATGGAAGAGTTTTGTTGTATTGAGTTTGGTGTTGATGACATCGTTCGTTCTGGTCTGGTCCGTAGCTACATTATTAGTAAATTGAATCTAGGTTTCTGATGTTTAAATTTGTTGATCTTCCTGTAGAACTTCCCGATCTTGAGTCTATTGACAAAGATGGTAAAAGGTATTATCCTGTACCTAGTGGTAAGTTCTATCCATCTATCACTACTGTTACTTCATTTAAGAAGGCACATATCATTCAAGAGTGGAGGAAACGAGTCGGTGAAGAATTTGCAAATAGGAAGACAGCAAGAGCAACGGGAAGAGGAACTGCCTTTCATAGTATCGTTGAACATTATTTAAAAAATGAGCACATTTCTCCTGATACTTTTAGCCCTCTTCCTTTCACGCTATTTCAAGTTGCGAAACCTATTCTTAATCGCATTAATAATATTCATCTGCTTGAAGGTGCTCTTTATTCCGATTATCTTGGTGTTGCTGGTAGGGTTGATTGTATTGCTGAATTTGATGGGGATCTAGCAGTAATTGACTTCAAGACATCTGATAAGGATAAGAAAGAAGAATGGATTGAAAACTATTTTGTGCAAGCAACTGCTTATGCAGTTATGTTTTATGAACTGACTGGTATTCAACCAAAGAAAATTGTAATCATTATTGCAACTGAAGAGGGACACTGCCAAGTGATTGAAAAAACAAACCTAGATTATTATTTTACATTATTAAAGGAGTATATTGATGCTTTTACTAGAGGTAGGCTTAATGCAGAATGACAAGATTCAAGATAAGTTTTTAACCCCCACAAGATTTTCTGAAACTATTGAAAAGATTGTAAAGGAATCTGATGGGTTAGTGAATTATATTGAAGCAATTGTTACGTTTTGCGAGGAAAATAATATTGAGTTTGAGACTGTATCTCGTTTGATTTCTAAACCACTGAAGGAAAAAATTAAATACCAGGCACAGACTTTAAACTATATGAAGAAAACTACTAGGGGAATCTTACCGTTATGACAGGATTTGAAGTTTATCAGATGTATCTCTCTCTGAAACTTCACTTCACTAAAGATGACTACGATTACTTTAGATTCAATGGAAAAACTAGAGCAAGTCAAGCGTCATTCGATAAACGGAATGACGCTTATTTTTTTAAGAAACTTGCATCTAAGTACGATCGTGATAGAATACAGGAGTATTTCGTAGCTAACTTTGTTAGTGACAACAGGGGATACATCAAAGAAATCATTCGTCCTATAGGGGAAACCACTTATAAGGAATGGAAAAGGAAACAAGAGAGTTTCCTATATAATTTTAGGGAAGAAATTGGTAGTCTATTAGACAATATTGAAAGTCCCTATGACGAAAACTTTGATCAGTTGTTTATCTGTTCAAGAGGTCGTCATCCAATTCTTCTTACGTCCTATTTGAGGAAAGAGATAAGTGTAGAGACCTTAATTATTTTTGAGAATTGTCTGGGATATGTTAAAAGATTAGATAAAACGTTAACAGATCCTGTTTGGAAACAAGTTAGAACTCAAGTAATAAAGTATGCTCCCTTTCTAAAGATTGATTGTAAGAAATATAAGACAATCATATTAAAGGTGGTTAAAGAAAAGGTATGAGTTTTTTTAATTCAGAAATCGTTCAAGAACAATTACAATCTATCTACGATACTTACGTAGATCTACAAAAAGCAGCAGAAGCAATTGGCGAAATGCCAAAAGAAAAGGCTATTAAACACATCGAAAAAACTAAAAATCTTATTGAGAAACAAAAACTCTTTTATACAAGATTGCAACTTTCATCTATGGAAGATGAGGATGCTGCCGACATGAAGCATCGCATCGATTTAATTACAAATATGTTTGGGTACAACACTTTGTCAGAGTCCCTGGACTCCATGAACCAGTACCTAGACAACGTGCTCAGGTCCCTTGACAAGGCCGACTAAATAGGGTATCATACCTTTGTTGGTATGACACACGGACAATCCAACAAATACAAACTAATACGGAGAAATACAAATGTCTTTTGCAACTCTCAAGAAGCAGTCTAACTCTGTCTTCGAGAAACTGACCAAGGAAGTCGAGAAGATTTCCAACCCCGAAAGTGGTTCTGGTGCTGATGAGCGCCTCTGGAAACCCGAGATGGACAAGTCGGGGAATGGTTATGCAGTTATTCGATTCCTGCCTGCTCCTGAAGGGGAAGATATTCCCTGGGCGAAGGTGTGGAGTCATGCGTTCCAAGGTCCTGGTGGCTGGTACATTGAAAATAGTCTGACCACTCTTAACAAGAAGGATCCTGTTGGTGAAATGAATCGCCAACTGTGGAACAGTGGTAGTGATGCTGATAAGGAAATTGCTCGTAAACAAAAGCGTAAACTGAGCTACTATGCTAACATCTATGTTGTGGAAGATCCAGCACATCCAGAGAATGAAGGACGAGTCTTCCTCTATAAGTTTGGCAAGAAAATCTTTGATAAAGTTATGGCAGCAATGCAACCTGAATTCAAAGACGAAACCCCCATCAACCCCTTCGACTTCTGGCAAGGAGCAGACTTCAAAGTGAAGATCCGCAAGGTGGATGGATACTGGAACTATGACAAGTCTGAGTTCTCGCGTCCTGGTACTCTTGGCAACTTCAGTGATGATCAACTGGAAGCAGTCTGGAAGAAGGAATATTCTCTGACTGAATTCACTGATGAGAAGAACTTCAAGACCTTTGAGGAACTTGAAGCACGACTGAATCAGGTTCTCAACAGTAAAGCACCTGCTCGCCGTACTGTTGATCGTGAAACTGAAGAAGATGAAATGGTGACAGCACCTTCTGCTCCTTCTAGTTGGAACGAGGAAGTTAGTTCCTTCCGTTCTACTGTGAGTGCAGCACCTTCTCTTCCTACATTCAATAGTGAAGATGAGGATGATGACCTGAGCTACTTTGCTCGCCTTGCTGAAGAGGACTGAAACCAAAATCACCTATTAAAAAGCAATGGGGCGCTTCAAAAACGCCCCATTTTTTTGTCAAAAACCAAATGTTAAGAAATGTTTAAGAACCAATGTCAAATGTCTTGACGAATAGAAGCTCCTCTTCATCTCCAGTCATCTTCATCTTATCTGTTAGAGCATCATCACTGTTGTAATATGCTAATAAGGTTTCCATTTGACTGACAAATTGATCTAAGAATACTGGATTCAATAAGTAGATCAATCTTTTTGTTTCGTTGAGTTCATATTCATATTCATAGTTTGAAATTGGTCTAACTAGTCCTTGATTGGATAAGATCAAACCGTCAGGTCTTCTGAAGGTATAGTCTCTATCAACAATTGTTCCTTCTTTGACTAATATATTTCCACCATATTCAATCTGTTTCGTTTGCCAGTGATGAATATCGTCAGCTCTAGTGCCATACTTTTTCCTCAGCATAAACTCAAATTCTCTTTGAGATAGTGGCCATTGAGTGTATACATTGGTAATATTATTTGTTAATAGGATTACCCATTCATACGATACATCTTGGTAGATTCTTTTTGCAACATGATATGGTTGTTCGTCACCAGGAATAGTATATTTTTCAAAGGCAAGTAGAGATTTAATTTTATCAAAGTCTGCTTTGACTCGTCTGAAAACATTTTTAATCTCTACGTATTCCTGATCAAAAGCTTCTTTTGATCCTGGAACACCTACTCTTATGTTTGGTACAATAGAAAAGAAATTTGTTGCCATTAGTATCCTGCCTCAGCGTCTGCTGCTGTAATGTAAGCGACTTCTTTGAACGTGCAGTCAATTTGAACTGCTGGTACATAACCATCTGTTGTCGAAGAGTACTGCCCATCTGGGGTGTAACTTACATTAAATGATTCTAAGATGGAATCTTTCATTAAGAACATATTTGTAATGTCACTACCAGAAGTGTAACTAGTACCTCCTTCGGGGTACGTTACCCTCTTTACACTAAGTCTGAATCTATTTGGTACTGTTAAATATCTTGCACCACTTCCAGTTCCAAATGGTGTTGCTCCTGCAACTGCTGCATTTGTTTTAGGAGCTGTTGACACAGCATTTTTTGGTTCAATACCACTACCACTAAAATTCGGTAGCATATTCATTTTAAAGAATCTAATAATTGTCTTGATATCTTCAGCATCTTGTTTATTTTTAGCAACTAATTTCCAGGACAAAGGATGAGATCTAAAACCCGTACCAGTAAAAATCATCTCTTCGAATGGGTTGAAGATTTTACCTTGAGTAACTGCTGATAATGCTGCACCAGTTACGTTAGAATCTGTTCCCATTGTGTTTGCAAGACCAGCAGAACCCTTTGCAATTGCATTGAAGAGTGCTTCTGGTGCTGAGTCTGAAGCCATTGCTTGTATTTCACTGACAACTGCAGTACCAGATTTACCAAGTCCTTCTGCTGCCATTTTACCAGTGGTTCCAAATGCTACATTGCTATATTGTGCAGCATAACTGGTGGCAAAGTTTTGTGGCATGTACAAATAAACGCTATCACCTAAAGATGTTTTATCAGCTGCTGCTTTAGCACCAGCAGCACCCGCATTGGATAGTACCGCACCTTTATCATAGTTGATTGTGAGTGCAGTGATTTGTAGAAAATCGATGTACTCAGTTTTAAATACTCCACCAGGATTCCATGTTGTTCCTAGTGCCATTAGTCCAGCATCGCTGCTACCTGACACAGGAGGTTTTCTTGGATAGTATACATTTGCCATGTTAGATTTTTAACTCTTGTTCGGTTAGGATAATAAATTCCCACTGATGATCATGACAGAATTCTTTGGCGGCTTGCCACTTTGCTTGATTTACTGCGTAGGTGGCGATTTCATTAAGGTACTGTTTTGTTTTTCTTTGTTGAACTTTTGGACCTTCAACTTGATACTTTGGTTTTACTTCTACAAGATATTTTTTAATCTTTCCAGCTTTAGTTCTTACTTTAATGTAAAAATCTGGGAAGTAACGATGGCGTTTACCATCTAAGGGAGATATGTATGGAATATAAAGTTCTTCACTGCCCCACTCAAGAATGTTATCATTTGTATCACAATACTTCATGAATTTCAATTCCCAAGAGGAACGATATATGATATTTTTTACATCACCTCTGTATTTTTGAGGATGATCTGCATGATAACGACCCTGATAAGGCATAAATAAATAAAAACCTACCTTTATTTATCTAGGAAACATGGTTGCAGTAACAGGACTATCTGGTGCCAATAGTTTTCAAGGATTTCTAAGCCTTGCAAGACGAGAGCAACCATCGTATAACAATTTATATTGGGTTAGATTTAGAACTAAACCTAGAGTACTTGCTTCTGCTGGGTCCGCCTCTGGTGGATTAGATACTAACGTTTGGTTTAATGATTTTTTTAATAACGGACTTGCAAGTGGACCAGGTACAGATAAGTCGAGACTTCTCACTTATTATGCTACTGATGTAACAGTTCCTAGCAGACAATTAACAACTGCTGATCAGAAATCTGTTGGTACTATGTGGAGATACCCAACAGGAACATCTTTTAGTGAGATTAGTATTCAGTTTATTGTACCAAGAACTTATAAAACTAGAACGTTCTTTGAAAGATGGATGAACTATGCTGCCAATGATGCTAGTCAAAGAGTCTCTTGGTATGATGATGTTGTAACTTCATACATGGATATTTTTAAATATGAGAGAGGTGGATCTAATCCATATAATGAAAATGATCTTCTTTCACTTGTAGATCCTAGTCAAAGAAGATATACAACAACCAAATGGAATAAGTGTGTTGCGGTGTGGACCATGCAAAATACTTTCCCATTTAACATTAGCAATATGCAATTACAATCTGGTCCTGCTAACTATATGACAATGGAAGTATCTTTCTACTTTGAAAGATATAGATTCTATGTTCCAGCTAATGAAGGTATCGAAGAAGTTGCCGTCAATCTTGGATCTTCTGGAGTCAATGCTTCTGCAAGTGCTCAGGCAAGGGCAACAGCAGCAGGGCCTGGTCCTGGTGGAGCAACATCTACTATTCTTTCTTCACCTTCAGGTACTGTTAGGACAATCAGTTCAGTCATCTCCTAAATAATTTCACATATAATACGTTTGGAGTAGTTATGCCTTTACCTAAATTAGTGGTTCCTGAGTATGAATTGGAATTGCCATCAACAAAAGAGATAATCAAGTACAGACCTTTTCTAGTTAAGGAAGAAAAACTTCTTCTCACTGCTATGGAACTAGGCGAAGAGAAAGACATGATTTCTGCAGTTAAAACAATTATTAAAAATTGTACAAACTTGAAGTCTAGAGTTGAAGAACTATCAACTTTTGATATTGAATATGTGTTCCTTAAGGTTCGTTCGAAGTCTGTCGGTGAAGTTTCGAAAGTTATGATTACTTGTCCCGACGATGAGGAAACTCAAGTTGAGATTGAGATTGATCTTGAATCCATTCAAGTTCATACACCAAAAGATCACACTAATAAAATTGAATTGACTGATAATGTTGGTGTTATAATGAAGTATCCTTCATTAGATACCTTTGTCAAACTCAACTTCACTGGACAGGATGTAACCGTTGACAATATTTTTGAACTATCTTTGACTTGCATGAGTCAAATCTATGAAGGTGAAGATGTATATGATTGTAAGACTTATACTAAGAAGGAACTGATGGAGTTTCTTGAGAGTATGAAGAGTGATCAATTCGTTAAGTTGCAAAACTTTTTCCAGACCATGCCAAAACTTGAGCATGAAATTGAAGTCGAAAACCCCAACACCAAAGTGAAGAGTAAAGTTAAGTTAGAAGGTCTAGGAGCTTTTTTCGCATAGCCCTTCTCCATTCTACATTGGAGAACCATTTGGAAACAAACTTTGCCTTGATGCATTATCATAAGTGGTCATATTCTGATTTGGAGAATATGGTTCCGTGGGAAAAACAATTTTATGTTGATAAACTTCTTGGTCATTTGAAGCAAGAAGAGGAAAGATATAAGAAAGCACAACAGCAACAGCAAGGTAGGTCTAGTCTTTAATGGCAAAAATAAGTATCATTAAACCATATAAGTTTGTCAATCCAAATCTAATCACTGGTAAATCTGGTGGTATGAAGAAGGGTGGTGCTACGATTATTGCTGCTGGTAAGAAGATAACTGGACCTGGTATGACTGGGGGTGATTCGACCGTTAAGATGGGTCGTGTCACCCTTCTTGCTACCAATAGAATTGGTGCAACAGTAACTGCAATAGCACAAACCCAGACAAAGATTGGACAGGTACTCTTGTCCGAATCTAAGATCATACAGGCAAATAAAGATTTTAGAAGAAAAAGACAGCAATATTACAAGGATCAGGAATCTGAGGCAAAGAACGAACAGGGACTAAAGGCAAAGGAAAATAAAAGTCTTTCCGAAGATTTAAAGAAAGATGCTGAGAAAAAGGTAAAGGAGAAAAAATCTTGGCTGGATGATTTCTTTAGTCCATTCAAAGGAATCGTTGAATTTATTGTTGGAACCATGGTCACTCAGGGAGTGCTCAGGTGGGTTGCCGACCCTAAGAATGGAGATAAATTACAGTCATTCATTAATAATCTAGCAACAGTTTTTAATTTCATATACAATGTTGCTTACAAGTCTATTGACTTTTTCCTGACTGGTGTTAGTAATGTCTTTGGCGATGGAAGTCAGCAAGGATTTGGTAGATTTAAACAAGTCATGACTGGACTTGGCCAAATCTTAATTGGCATTGCAGGATTTAAGGCCTTATCATATCTACTTAATCCATTTGCGTTAGTTGGTGATTTAATTGGTCTGTTAGATTTTTTTGGAAATACTCCCGCACCTAAAGCACAATCTTTACCACCAGGTACACCAAAACCAAAACCAAATGCTCCTAATAAACCTAAAGGTTTCTTTGGTAAAGCAGGAGACAGTATAAAGGATTTCAGTAAAGGTCTTTGGGGAAAATTTAAAGGTTGGGGAAATAATGTAACTAAGGGAATGCGAGATAAACTTGCTAAGTCTGGTGAATTCTTAAAAGAATCAACTCAAAAAGCAATGAAACCTATCTTAGATAGGGCTTACAAATTCTTAAATGATAAAGGTGTCATTAAGATGGCTAAAGGTCTTGGTGATAAGGCCGTTGGTTTAATTAAAAAGGTTCCAGGGTATGATAAAATTGCCAGCAAAGTTGCCAAAGAAGGTGGCGAAAAAATGCTTGGTAAACTTGGTGGTAAGGCAATCCCTGTTATCGGTGGATTGGTCAACCTATATTTTGCTTTTGATCGTTTAAAGACTGGCGATAAATCTGGTGCTGCTCTTGAAGCATTGTCTGGTATTTTGGATTTGTCTGGACTATTTGGATTTATTCCTGGTCCAGCACTTTCAATGGCCTTGGATGCATATCTATTTGGTAGAGACTTTTTTCCTGATGTAGTTAAAAAGGAAAACGAAATATTTGGTAATTTAATTAATAGTATCTTAGGTCCGATCAAAGGAATAAAAGATGGTCTTCCTAAACTACCGATGCTTGCTGAAGGTGGTTTGGTTACTAAACCAACAATTGCTGGACTGGGTGAGAACGGTCCTGAATTGGTTGTTCCTCTAGGTAAGATTGGATCTCTGGGTGGTACAACAGGAATACTTGCTGGTGGTATGGAGTCTGCTCTGCAGCGCATGGGCGCAGCAGGAGATATTGCTCGTCAAGTTATTGGTAATGATCTCAAAGCAGCAGAACAAGCATTTGGAGCAGCAGCAAAAGGCGGCGCTGGTGGTGATACTCTAGGAAAATCTGTGATGAAAGCTGGTAGAGGAATGTCTATTGATGCTGGGGATGATATATCTTTATTTTTAGGTAAGGATAATGTCACTATTACTGATAAGAAAAAAGGATCTGCCAGTACTACGACATTAAGAGGACAACTTGCTAATGTTTTAAGTTCTTTAATCTGGTTATCAAACAAAGATTTGAAAGGAGGATCCTCTGGATCTAGTGGTGGAGGACCCAGCGGTGGCGGAGACTCTGGTGATGCTGGAGGTATTGATACTTCTGGAGTTGAAGCTGCAACTGGTAGTGTTGTTGATAAGGGTGCAGCAATTGCTAAGAAGTTAATGTCCAATCTTGGTATTAGTAAGGAGCAAGCAGCAGCAATTGCAGGTAACTTTGCACATGAATCTGGTGGATTTATTCCTGGTATTCGTGAAGGTGGACCATTTGGTAAAAGTTCAAAACCTTGGCCTAAAGGTACAGTTGGAAAGGGATATGGATGGGCTCAGTGGACTAATTCTGCTCCTGGAGATCGTTATGATAAGTTTATTCAAAGTTATGGTGGTGATTATAATAAAATCCCAACCAATGAAGATAACTTAAAGTTTGCTATTCAAGAGATGAAGACAACCAATAAGTTGTCTGATAGATTTAAGAAGATGACCAACGTTGCAGATGCAGCAGTATGGTTTAGAAAAAATTGGGAAAGAGCAGGTGTTCATCATGATGGTCCTAGGATTGCTTATGCTAAGGGTATACTGTCAAAAATGGCCTCTGGTGGTAGATTGTGGAAACAACTTCATGGTATCGATGATAAGACTTCTCAGGATGCAACCATTGCAAAGAAAGCAGCGAAAAGTGCTCCTGATAGAACTCCACAAAAGTTTGCTCTGGGTGGAAATTATAAAAATGGTTACCTACCAGATAGTGCTTTGGCATCTATTCGAGGTGGTGGTAAACTAAGAAGAGAAGTTGCTTCAAACTTCAATAGAATGTGGGATGATGCCAAGAAAGCAGGTCATTCTTTAGGATTGAATTCTTCATATAGATCTTATGAAGATCAGGTTGCAACGTACAAAAGATATGGATCTCCAAGAGCAGCAAAACCAGGATCTTCGCCACACTCATGGGGACTTGCTGTTGATTTAAACTTTAGTAATGCTGGTTATAAGTGGTTGAAGCAGAATGCTAAGAAATATGGTTTCAATCAAATTCCTGGACTAGAAACAAACAATCCAGATGGATTTGAAGCATGGCACTGGCAGGTTGGTTCTGGCAGGCCTGATGGTGCTACTGTTCCGAATGCACCATCAGGTTCATCAGGTTCAGATACCACTGGAGGAACTGGAACTACTACAGGTGGATCTGGACCTAGTGAAGATGATAGTAAGAATGATATTCAAAAAATGATTGAGGCATTTGATAAATTTGCCGCACCAGAATCATCAAAACTAAATCTTGCCCCATCTTCAGCAGGAGAAGGAGTATCTTATGCTGGAGCAAAACCAGTAACAAATGCATTTAGTGGAAATGCAAGTATTAAACCAACATCATCTGCATTTAGTGGTGGTGCTTCTATAGCATCATCTTCTCAAAACTTCCAAGTGCAAGATGCGATTGATAGTTCAAAAGTGACAGTCCTACCTATACCAATAAATACTACTGGTAACGTCCAAGTATTGGCTGGTGGGGCCCCTCCCGTGATTAGAGTTCAATCTCAAATCACAAGAGGATTTGGATAATGGCGTTTTCACCCCGCGCCAAGAAATCATGAAAAAAGAATGTTAAGAAATGTTACAACTTTAAATGGCAGTATCAATTCCCACATCTAAACCCAAATCCGTCTTTTATAAGATGGTTACAGTTCCAAAGGTAAAAACTACCGCACAGAATTCTGGAATTGTAACATCTCATAATGCACTTACAACTGCACAAAATAGGTTGGGTGCAACATTGAATTCAATGTTGGTGGTGAATAAGCAGTTTTATGAAAGTATGCTTTCTGGTCTTAAAATGAAGGCAGCAGAGCAAGAAGAGCAAAGAAAGCAGTTTCAAGAAGAGAAGGCAAATAGAAAAAAAGGTACTGGATTAGGAAAACTAGCAACTAACTTTGTTAAGGCTAGTGTTCTTGGCATGGGAGATGTCTTTAAAGGCATCATGATGCTATTTGAGAGTGTTTTTCAAGCAATAGTTGTCCAATCAGTATTGCGATGGCTTTCAAATCCAGCAAATCAGAAAAAAATACAAGTTTTAATAGATACCCTAGCAGGATTCTTCAAATTCTTATTTGAGTTTGTTAGTGGTAGTATCAGTAAGACATTAAGTGGTCTATCTGATATGCTTAATGGTAATTTGGGATTCTGGGACCGTCTGAAAGGATTTGGTACTTTCTTAGTTGGTTTTGGTGGACTGTTATTAACGTTCACATTTTTAAAGAATCCCAAAGCTCTTATCAGTGGAGTTAAGTTTGTTTTAGAGACAGTTTGGAAATCAATTGGCGGTGCTGTTAAATTATTAAGAGGAAGAAAGAAATCTTTTAGTGGTGCAGCATCTGGTGCAACATCTGCAGCTGCTGGTGCCGCTGGATCAACACCTAGAGCAGGTGGAAGAGCAGGTAAACTATTAGGTGGATTAGCTGCTGGATCTGCAATATTTGCTCCAATGATAATTGGAGGCATGATGGGTGGTGGTGAAAGTGAATTCATGAAATCCACTCAACAGAGTGGTGGAGGTACTCCTATCGGCGGTGGTGAACCACATCTTGCTGAAGGTGGACTTGTAACTAGACCGACTAGAGCATTAATTGGCGAAAGAGGTCCAGAACTTCGTATGCCAGCGGATAATGCTCAAAGAATGTCTCGCTCTGGAATTAAACCACTAGGTTCATTGGGTGGCGGTGATCCTAAGCAGACACAGAAATTATCTGATTTGTTCATGGCACCATTTAGAGGTATTGGTGCTGGTATTTTAGCTAATATCGGTAATGTTGTAAGTGGAATGGGTACACCAGGTCAAGCACTTACACCAATTTTGGGGCAAATTGTCGCACCTATTGCTAATAGTTTTGGAGTTCCACCTTCATTAGTTAAGAGTTTAACTGCTAAGACTGGTATTTCTGGAGGAGCGGATAAACCAGGAGTTACTGGAAATAAAAAAGGAGATACTGGTAAATTATTTGGTAAAGGAAAGGCAGTAAACGAGGATGGCACAAAGTTTAAGAGAGTAGGAGATAACTCTGTTCTAGGATTGCTATCCAACATGATTGCAGCCGTACAAGTTGTTGGTAATAAAATTGGAGGAAAAACAACTACTACTAAAATTGACACTACCCCTGGAGCAGGAACAAAAGCAGACTCAATTGACCAATCTTCTGCTTCTGCAGCAGCTGCTGGTGCTCAAGGTGCTGGAAGTCAAGATGTAAGTAAGAATAGAGGATCTTCTAACGTTGCTGTAGGACAACAATCAGAAAATACGCAACAATTTAGTGCAAATGCAGCAGATAGAAAAGGTGGAGAAGTTCCATTTAAATGGAAAGGTAAAGATTATAAAGTAATTATCAACGCAACCAATGGTCACTATGAGGTATGGGATAGACATCCTATGCCATGGTCTAAACCATATGATATTTCAAAAGATAATAATGCTCAATTAAAACAGAAAGCATTTAATCAAGTAAGAGCATATTTTGTTAATAACGCAGCACAAAAAGGTCTTGCTCTAAAGTATATTACTCAAGATGATAGCAAAAACAAACAAAAACTTTTAGATGCAGCCAAGAAAGATCAAAGTGCCGCAGCCGGTGGATGGATTTCTGGTCCTATGTCTGGATATCCTGTATCACTTGATGGGGGAGGTTCTACGGCATTTATTGGTCATGGTACTGAATGGGTAGGATTCAAGAAAGCCTCTGGTGGAATGGCATCTAGTGCGTTTGTGGTGCCATTTAACACACCAGCAACAAAAGGAAGTCCTAATCTAACGAATAGAAGACTCACAGAGGCAGCTGCTGGTGGATTTCATCTTCCAGATGGATTTGCTAAAGGTGGTAAATATGAAAGATTGTTGAATAAAGACGGAAAACCAATCAAAAGTACCGCACCAGGTAGGTCAGCAGGTGGAATTATTGGAGCAGCAAAGACTGCTGTTGCACAAGGGAAGAGAGGTCCAGCAACTCCTCCATGTGCATCTTGGGTGAGAATGGTTCTTGGAATGGCTGGACATCCAGCAGCAGAAAAAACAACAAAAACGGCAGATTTGGATTCTGAAAAAGGATACACTGGAAGAAATTTTGCTGGATCTTTTGCTGGTTCTGATATGGGAGCAGTTATCAGAAGTCAAAGTGCATTGGAACCAGGTGATGTTGTATTACAGCAAAATACTTATGGCAATTTCAAACCTGGATCCGTAACTCACGTTTCTATTGCATCTGATAAAAAAGGTAAGATACTTCATCAATCTACTTCTGGAGGTGCTCCAAAAGAGGGTAATTTATTTAATTTTAAAGCAGGTATTAGGTTGGGAGGATCTGGAAATATTGGATCTAGTGCAGATTCCACTGAAGCTGGATCTACTCCAGCACAGACTAGTGCTCCTCAAACTTTAGATCAAATGGATCCAATTGAGGCAATGAAGAAAGCATTTGATGCTTTTGCAAATCCTCAAGCAGCGATTCAAGATGCTGGTAATGCTGCTGGAGCAAAAGCATTCGCTCCTGTCAGTCAGGGAGGAGCAAATATAACTGCTGCTACTACTGCAGTTGCCTTCCAAAAAGATTTACTTAAGCAAAATACATTAAATACTGCAACAGCAGCAGTAGCGGGTGCAAAGGCCTCTACTGCCGCACAAAAAGGACAAAATCCACCATCAGCACCTGCGCCAAAACCAATTATTTTGCCAGGTCCATCAAGAAATCTTGATATTGCAAATCTAAATCCAAGGACTTCTATCCTTGCTTATTCAATCGGAGGTATAATGTAATGTCGAATGCATCATCAGTACAGGTAAAATTAAAGTCTGCCAAATTCGTAGTTGGCAGTCAGAAATCTGATGACTTTGCGACTTTGATCACTGAGTTTAACATTATTGAAACCATGGATTTTCCATGCATGAGAGCAACCATAGCAGTTAATGACTCTACTGGAATGATTAATCTCATGAAAGGAAATGAGATGATTGAATTGGTGGTAGAGGATGCAATTTCAGATAGGATATACACTTATAGTTTTAGAATATATCGTCTAGGTCCAAGAGTTAGATTCCAAAAGAATGATCAGTATGTTTTGGAATGTGTCTCCAATGAATTTATGATAAACGAAATTATTAACATCTGCAAATCATTTAAGGATAAGAAAGCTAGTCAGATTGTAAATGATATGCTGACTACTACTATTGGTACTAAGAAGCAATTATTCATTGAGCAGACAAAAGATAATATTAAATGTGTTGTACCTAATTGGAGACCTTTTGATTTTATTAACTGGTTGGCACAAAGAGCAGTTAGAAGTGAAAATGTGAATCAGTCTGGTTTTATTTTCTATGAAAACATGGATGGATTCCATTTCAAATCATTTGATAAAATCATCAAAGATGGTAAAAATCAATCCAAAGTTTACACCTATACCTATGGAGAGAAGAATCAGACTGATAAATCTAAAGGAACGGACATCTTTTCTATTCAATCGATTACTTATCCAAACGTATTTGATTCTCTGTTAGGAGTAAGAAATGGATGGTGGGCCGGAGCATTTTGCGGTGTTTCCTTAGATTATGTGTCAAATTCTAAGTTGGCAACAAGAGGTAAAGAGATTCCCTATAGTGGAAAAACCTGGGATATTGTTAGTGCTTATGACAAGATGGAGCACCTTGGAAATCAAAAACCATATTTGGATAGTGATCCACAAATCAAGTCTATCTTAACAGCCAAGAGAAGAATTAGATATAGACCTAATCAACTGCATTTGTGGGATAGTAAGAATGCTGCTAAGAAACAACCCACTGAAGGTGAATATGCATCGAGATTTGAGGAAACTGCAATTTATGCACATTGCAGAAAGATTAGTTTTGAAACTATCAAACTCAGTATAAAAGTTCCTGGTAACTTAATGTTACGTTGTGGAACTGCGTTAGAAGTAGTGATTCCAGATCCAATGTCAAATAAAGATAAGGTAGAAACTGATAAAATCTATAGTGGTAGATACATCATTGCTGGATTGAGACATAAATATTCTGGTGGTGCAGCACTAATTAGTGAAATTGATTTAGTTAAAGATTCTCTAGGTAGTACTAAACCAAAATAATAAATACTGATAACGTTCATTAGGATACGTTCAATGGAAAATATTGACAAACATATTGAATATGATAAAAAGATTCTAGATGATCCTCAAACTTCTCCTCAAGCACGAAGACACACTGAGGAGGAGTTAGAGGCATTAAAGGCATATAAGCAAAACCATCCTGATGATGATCATGATCCCACAGCATTAGAACTTTACTGTGATGGTCATCCAGAGGCAATAGAGTGCAAAAGATACGACGTTTGACAACCTGAAGTTTTTGTGTTATGATAACGGAGTTCTTGAGTTGCCTGCTTGGTCGATGGTCAAACAAAGACCAAGCATTCAGCAATCCAACTGGATTTGCCTGGATTCTAGTATCTTGGGAAGATGTCGGTGATGGCAAGTATCTCTCTAAACAGTGGTATCACTATGAAGGAGAGAAAAAACCATACCGAGAAAGAATCAATACATTATGTGAAACTGAATCTGGGTTAATTCTCCAGAATTGGAACGCTGATGGCACTAGGAACGATAAATGTGATGTTACTATCACATTTTCCGAGGGTAAATGGTTAGGGTTAAATATCGGAAAGGACTGTATCGTTCGTGGTGCAGTCCTCCATTCCGAATTCGAGTTATCCTCTGGCAAATTAATAACCCGCGATGCGGGATACATAGATAATAAATTGATATGGGGTAGTAAAGACTACTATCATTTCGGGCGATTAACTCAGCGGTAGAGTGCCTCCTTTACACGGAGTAGGTCGGCGGTTCGAATCCGTCATCGCCCATCGATAGTAGCCTTTTTTAGTATGAAGTACTTGACTACTATCGTTTAGAGCCTAGGAGATTGCCCCTTGAGAAAGGGGAAGTGCGCTTTCTCTATTAGGATGTAGAGTTCAATCGGAGTTAATGTTTAATTACCTTTCAAACGTAGCCTTGCCGCTTCTGGCAACGGTTACAACCACAACGGCATCCCTGCCTAGCGTGTTTCCTCCTCCACCTGTGGGTGGTCCGCCACCATTTTCTATCATTCAAGAGGAGCCTACATTAAAGACAGCAATCCGCGAGGTTGCTCCCGAAAAACCAAAAGAAAAGAGGCTAATTTGTAAAGGGTGTTCAGATCACGAAAGCATGGCCTTGGATTATTTCCAAGAAATTGGTATTAAAGACAGAAACGCCCTTGCTACCATCATGGGCAATATTAAGCAAGAATCTATGTTCGTGCCTAATGTATGCGAAGGTGGTAGTAGAACCAGTTATCATTCCTGCTACGGCGGTTATGGACTGATTCAATGGACATCTGCCAACCGTTATTATGGATTGGGTGATTTTGCTAAGAAGTATGGTGGTTCACCATCAGCACTTCACACGCAACTTCGTTATCTCACGAATGAAGTCCAATGGAAAGAGATTGAAGACAAGATGAAGATTCCTGGTAAGTCTATCAATCGTTACATGGACTATGCGTACAGTTGGATTGGTTGGGGTATTCACGGTGCCCGAACGTCATATGCTCATGAATATGCCAACAAACTGATTACGGTAGAAGTTTAAAGTTAAAGGGAAGGGCTGCAGACCTTCCCTTTTTCTGTATAAATAATTTTTGAAGATATAAGAGCGATAAATGCCTGCAACTTTTGATGGAATTATTAATGAACCTACAGTAGACTTTATAGGTAAAGACGGATTCTATTGGTGGTTTGGTGAGGTTGTTTTCATTGAGGATCCTCTTCAGTTAGGAAGAGTTAAAGTCCGTATTATGGGTTGGTATACAGGTCTGGATAAGAATTTCAGAACCGATATGCCAGATGAAGATCTACCCTGGGCTGTTGTTCTTCAACCAACTAATCAACCAGGTGTAGGTGGTTCAGGAACTTCTGCTGGACAACTTCAGCAAGGTGCCATGGTTATGGGTTTCTTCTTGGATGGTCAAGAAGGACAGCAACCAGTTGTGATGGGTGTTGTTAGAGCAAAGAAACAATCCACATCAGCAGACGCTGCAGATGGTATCAATTCACTGTTTAGTGAAGAAGCATATGATGCTAATGCTAACTTGGCACTTAAGAGTAGTGCAACTAATCAAGTAGTTACCACAACCGCACCACAAAATACCTCAGCACAAGCTCCTGGAGAACAAACAAGTACTGCTGATGCCAACTTATTTGGTGTAGCTGCTCCTGCTGGAGGAAGTAGTTCAAATCCTTCTGTACCTACAATCACTGGTACTACCGCAGGAAATGCTGTTGCTGGAGGAATTAATACATTTGAAGGTACTCTTAGTAGAATGATGCAGAACATTGCTGTAGCAGGTTCTCAGGTCATCTCCACTGGAAAAGATTCGTATAAAAGTATCATTAATGGTCAACCAGTAAACATTAGAGCACTGGTTGGTACTGCTACTAATTTAATTAGTTCTGTCTTGTCAGAAGCATTAGCAGCAGTCAAGGAAGTATTTTTAACAACCATTGCCACAGGTCTAAAAGCATTAAAGATTGCTGGTATTTTTGGTATTCCCTTCATTGTTACCACAGCAATTCAACTTATCATTCAAATTGTACTTAAATTTTTGTGCGGTCTTGATGCAACTTGGTTGAATGGTATTTTAAGTGCTTTATCTGGTTCCTTAGAATCTTTTGTTAATTCTGTTATAGGAGCCGCATTTGATCGATTATCAACACTTATCCAATCAGCATTCGATGACATTATCAATAAGATGCTTTGTGCCATCAACGGTGCATTGAATGCTATTCAATCTGTAATTAATGCCGTATCAGCAGCAGTTGCTGTAGCTAAAACTGTTTCTGATATTATGAAGCAGGGTACTGCATTCTTTCAAAATCTAGAAAAACTTAATATTCAAGATATCACCAGCATTAGTTCAATTATTTCTTTGATCATTGGTCTGATTCCAACTCAATGTGATCGAACTGCTCCTGGCGGTGATACTATTACAACCTTTGTTCCTTTCCTAGGTCAAACAGATTGTGAAGTTGGAACTGATAGTCCTCTAGGAAATATTGTTGGTAGTTGTGGATCATTTAGTAGTGCAACATCTGGAGGTGCTGCAGCAGGAGTTCAGAGTGCTGCTAACGCAGTACAAGCCATTTTAACACAAGCAGATGCATATCTGACAACAGTTAATAATGGAATGGATGGATCTTCTACAATTAATGCAGGAACGCCAGGAAGACAAGCAACTATACATCGATTTGCTAGTGGAGCTTCTTGGTGGAGTATTAAATCCAACGATCAAGAATATAGAAACTGGAAAGAATCAAAGGACGCTGAAAGAACTGGTAGATCTGTAGGAAAACAGACACCTCCAGATGCAAAAGATACTATTTTTGGTGATACAATTACGTTCCCAGGTGCTACACAATTTGATTTCCAAAAAGATTTGCTATTCAAGAATATTGGACAGTTTCAACACACTGTTGATGGAAGTTATAAGTTAAATATTGTTGGTGATTTAGATATCGTAGTTGGCGGTAGATTGGCAGTCAACGTTGCTGGATCTCCACAGAAAAAGAGTCCTAATGGATCAAATAATTCTAAAGCAGGATCTTCTCAATCCAAGAACGTTATTAAGTTTGCTAGTGATACTGAAATTTCTAGCAGTGGTAAGTTAGAAGTTCAAGGTATGGGAACTACAACATCTTCCAAGCCTGGAACTGATGTTAAGTTGAACACAGATACTTTAAACTTCCAAGCACCATCATTAAACATTAACTGTACTAATGATTTGAAACTTTGTGCAGGTAATGCGATCTATGTTGAAACACCATCACTAATTCGTAATATCAATTTCCCACCACTACCAAGGGTCAAGTCTGGTATTTTCACAATCTGTCATGGATCTTATGACATGATTCTAAATCCTTCTCTATCTGGTGCTGATGCTGTTCCCAGATACACAATCAACAATACAGTTGGTCCTATCTCATTAGCTGTAGGTGCTGGAGGCCTGGCAATGACGGTTGCAGCAGGCGGATTAACCGCCACAGTCGCAGCAGGTGCCATGGCGCTCACAGCGGCCGCTGGAGCGGTCTCCATTCAAGCAGGTGCTGCTATGACCCTGACTGCAGGGGCCATCATGACCCTGACCGCAGCAACCATTAAATTGAACTGACAAACCCCTTGACAGGACCCCCATGGGGTGCTATGATAACTCTGCACAGGTTCAAGGGACAACTTAAGAAGCTTCTATGGAAATTAATGTTTTTTCTGAACTAGACCATGTGGTTCTAGATTTCACCAAACGTACTATTGAAATGCATGGTCATGATGGTGAATTTAAATCTGAATCTTGTCCCTTTACTGAAGAGGGATTGGTTCAATTTCAAAATATGGTAGAATTTTGTCAGAAAGTTCTTCCTGCTGAACAACGTATTTACAAACTATGAACACACAAGTACCTGTAATTAATCTGCAAGAACTTACTGAAAATGCAGAGTTTATCTGTGAAGTTCTTGTTGGACGTAATCGTATGTCTTTACGAGTAACAACTGAAGATCATGGAGATTTTCTTCTTGTTCCTGTGATTGAAAAAGCTCCTATTCCTGAGGATGTTTTGAAAGATCTTGAGGAAATGCAAAAGGCAATTGAGACTCCTGAGATTGGTCTTGCTGGTCCTCCTCCTCTTGACATCCCCTTCTAAGTCTGGTATCATACATACATGCGGTTGAGAGACCGCTTTTTGGGGAGGTGGTGGAATCGGTAGACACACCAGACTTAAAATCTGTTGGGCATTGCCCGTGGGGGTTCAAGTCCCCCTCTCCCTATTACCACTAAATAAGTGGTATGTAAAGTGAATGGAGAATGTATGCCTTGGAAAATTTAGGAAAACACTGCACCCTTGAAGTCTATGGCGTCAAAGATGATTTACTCGATGACTTACAGTTTATCGATCAAACACTTCGCCAAGCAGCAATTATATCTGGTGCAACTATTTTAGATAGTGTATTTCACAAATTTGATCCCCAAGGCATCACTTTCATTCTTCTTCTTGCAGAATCCCACATTTCAATCCATACTTGGCCTGAAAAAGGATGTGCTGCAATTGACATTTACACATGTGGTTTAAGTAATCCTGAAACTGCTATGTGGCATGTCATTGAACAATTCAAACCAAAGTCACACTCTACCAAATCATTCCCTAGAGGCGGTGCATTTTATGATTAATTCTTTAATAGTCGTTGGCGGTGGAACTAGTGGACTAGTCTCAGCGTTGATGTTGAAAAAATCATGGCCAAATCTAGAGATTACCGTAATTGAATCATCCAATTTAGGTATCATTGGTGTTGGAGAAGGTAGTACAGAGCACTGGCAAAGGTTCATGGATCATATGGAGATTTACACTCCAGATCTTTTTAGGGAAGCTGGTGCCACCTATAAAGTTGGTATCAAATTTAATAATTGGCATGGAGATAATACTTCTTACTGGCATTCTATTGTAGAACATTTTTCTACAAATACTCCAGAAAGCGGATTACCATACATGTTTTTAAGAATGGTATCTGATAATTTTGATCCTAATGACACTGTTTGGAAGATTTCTACACAAAGTAGACATGTTGAACCTTTACATAGTTCGACTTCCCAATATCATTTTGATACATTTAAACTGAATGACTTTTTACATAAAATTGCAAAGAGTCATGGTATTAAATTTATTGATACTGATATTGTTGATGTTGAATTGGATGAGCATGGATATGTCAATAGTTTAATTGATAAAGATAATCAACGTCATAGCAGTGATTTCTATATTGATTGTAGTGGTTTTAGGCGTGTAATTGGATCAAAACTTGGTATTCAATGGGTAGATTGCCAGCAAGAATTACCAATGAATCGTGCCATGGCATTTCCCACTCCAGGCACTTTTGATATACCAAGTTACACTCAAGCAACTGCAATGTCATCGGGTTGGATGTGGCGCATACCCACACAAGAAAGGTATGGAAATGGTTATGTCTTCTGTGATTCTTTTATTAATGAAGAACAAGCAGAGCAAGAAGTAAAAACTGTATTTGAAGATGCAACTATAGCTCGTCATGTTAAATTTACTCCAGGATATGTAAATCAATTTTGGGTAAAAAACTGTGCTATGATAGGTCTCAGTTCAGTATTTGTAGAACCATTAGAAGCTAGTAGTATTGGTACAACCATTCAGCAAACATTTCTCTTAATTCCAGCACTTTTCAGTTATTCTAAAGATGATGGTGATAAAACATCACAACGATATAATGATGTTGTGCATGATATTGCTAGTAATGTAATCGATTTTATTCAATTACATTATTTTACTCAAAGAAATGATTCTGAATTTTGGAAATGGTGTAACTCAAACATAAAGATTACTGATTTCAATCGTGAGACTTTAGAGTACTTTAAAAATAACTGGGTATACCAGCATTACTTTAATAAACCTCTATTGATGTTTACTCAAATAAATTGGATTCAAGTAATGCATGGATTACGCATGTTTAATACTACTAGAATTCAAAAACTGTTTGATACACATCTATCAAACTATAGACCAATTACAGACTATGAATTGAATTTTGATAATGAACGTAATAAAACCGTTCAAACATTTACACATAGAGAAGCCATAGAACTTCTCAAAGAGAGATACAAAGAAGTTACTTACAAACTGTAAATCATTTCACGAGGTTTTGTATGAATTTTAAAGTTGGATCCTATGTCGAATGGAAACACGTTAAAGGTTACATTCGGTTTATATCTGACGAATATATCACCATTTGTGTAAATATTCATGATGATACAATTTTTGACTGTTGCGTATGCTGTTACAGTAATTATTGGGATGAAGTGATTATACATAATGATGTGGTGCCAATCTATCCCATCATGTACGCCTCTGTAGCTCAGTGGTAGAGCAGCGGTTTTGTAAACCGCTGGTCGCAAGTTCGAATCTTGTCGGGGGCTCTATAAATAATAATGATCTGGAGATATATCCGTGACAGAGCGGAGAACATTTTTTGTCGAAACCAGGAATGATTGGAACCCCTTCATCTATCAAATGTTAAAATACATCGATAAATTGCAGGAGTATTACATTCGCACTGGTGATCCATTCTACGAGATTCAATCAGAAAAAATACGAAAACTTATTAAAGAACATAAACAACAAATACATCAACTAGAGGGATTTGACGGGCCACCATATTAGTGCTATAATAAGTTGTCCGTGTGAAGGAAGTGAAGAGACTGGGTAACACCAGTCTCTTTTCTTTTATAAATAAATCTGAAGAACATCCCGAAGGTTTTAATAGTGGCAGGAACTAAAAAAATATCGCAATTAGAAAACCTAGCAGATGATTTGCTGACTGGAGAGGCGATTTTACCTGTAGTTATTGCAGACCCATTAGTACCAAATAGAAAATCAAAAGTAAATCAATTATTTCGCGGTGTAGCGGCAGGAACTAAAACTGCTCCTGGATTAGCTTTTGACTTGGACCGTGATACTGGATTATACCAAACTGCATATAATGAATTAGGTTTATCTTTTGGTACTTCTGGTTATTATTTTTCTAAAATCACTGACTCTCAAGCAAATACTGTTACGGCAAAAATGCAAGCAGTTGATACAACTGCTAGTAACGTTAACATCTTACTACAACCAAAAGGTTCTGGTACGGTAGGTGTGCAATCTGGATCTACGTTTAGACTTCAGGATACTCAGTTTGAAATTGCTGATGACGTTTCTTCGGCAAAGAGAGCAAGATTTGAAGTAAGTAATATTGGTACGGGTCTTAGAATCTTTGCTTTACCTCTTGTTGATGTTGGAAACTCAACAACTCTTGTCGGTACTGATACTTCTCAAACTATCACGAATAAAACGATTCGTGTTAC